TTACTTTTTCAGAACCCCAATTACCAAGTTTAAATGCTTCAAAATCAGCATCTCTAAATTCTTGTCTACAATCAGGATAAATCGAATGATCACCTGCATGAATCCCCATTGCAATAGCACATTCTGTATCATTCACTTCAGCGGCTGATAATGCTGCTGCCTGAATAATAGAACTAAATATTTTATTACGATTTGGAACAACTGTGTCTTTCATATTTTCTTCAACATAATGTCCTTCAGGTACTTCAGTTCCACCTTCAACTAATGATGAGTTTAGTAATTGTGATAAACCATCTAATTTAATAATTTGATGTTTAATTTGAGTCATATTATTAGCTGCTTCTGTAATGTATAGATTTTCTAATTCTATATCTCTATTTCTCATCACCCATTGAATTTTTTTATCAAAATCTAAATTATCAATAGTATGATTAATATAGTTAACTAATTCAGATGCTCGCTCTAATTCGATTTTATGTTTTTGTCCGTAATCAAATGATAAAGCAGTTACTTCATATCCTTTAGATAATAAATGAAGTAATAATGTACTTGAATCCATTCCTCCGCTGAGTGAAAGGACAGCTTGTTTTGTTTTATTTTCCATAATTGTAATATAATAAATATTTTTTAGTTTTCCAAATAAACATTAAAATCGTTTTGATATGTTTAATATAATGTCTTCTTCTTCTTTAGATAAATTCATCCAGTTATCTTTTATTTTAAATAAAGATTCTAAGAATATACGTTCGTTTATTGATTCACGGCCGGTTATGTTATAACCATATTCTAAATGTCCTTCTTCTTGAAGAAGATTAATGATTTCTTTAATTTCTTTTGTTGAGCAACTTGATAAAAAATCATCAACGTCTATATCTAATTCTTCTGTAAAAAATCTTGGCATATAATTTTATTTTAAAATGGTAAATCTATAACTTCTTCTGGTGCAAAATACTGGTCTAATACATGTTTAGGATATAAAAGTACTGTTCCTTTATATTTAGAATTTGAAATCTCTCTAGTTTGTATATGTTTAGCTTGATTTGTTTTTCGAGCGTATTCATATACTTTTTTTCCTAATTCTGCTCCTGCTGGCTTTTTCAAATAGTCATATAATGACATTAATTGTGTGTTGTCGTTCATATCGCTTGTTTTTATAATGTTTTTAAAAGTTTTAACGTTGTGTTCTAATAATTCCATGTATATGTTTCTATAGTCTATATTTAAACAACTATTCATATTAGATTTAGGTTTACTATGAGTTCCTAGTTCATTGTATTTTATACCATCTATAGTAGCCATAACTGGGTTAGATGTGTCTACAGATTCAATACATTTTATTCCTTTATATAAAGAGAACTCAATAGGACATGCTGTACCTAGTAAATGAACTCTACTTGTAGGTAATAATACTCCATTACTATATAAAGTTGATATCATTTTAAGTCGTCCTAAAGCTTTACCTAAGTCTTTATTAATATGTGGGTATATATCATTGTAATATGATGCTCCATAAGAATATGCTATTTTCTCATATCCTAAATCTATATAATTTTGAGTACATATAATAGCCTCATTAATTGATTTAGCCTGTACGACTGCTACTTTAGTTGTGTTTTTAGGTAATGTTATTTTAGACCAATACTTTGCGTTAACCATAGATGCTGTGCAGTCTTCCCATACATCTGGAATGAAGAAATTTGATGGTTCAAGAATATTTATCCATTTTAAAAGAATATCTTCTTCCATTGAATGTCCTAATTCATGTAAACTGTTGTCCATGTATATTTCAATTCCTTTATTTTTACATCTAAGGAAATGTAATCTATATGTTTCGTTTGATTCTAACAGATGAGGTAAAGCGTATTGGTAGTCACAGAATTTTAGACTTTCTTCTAAGAGACATAACGGAACTTCGTGAGAAATTTTAATTGTTTTCATTTTATTTATAATTTTTATTTATTTAAATATACGATCTTTATTTTGGGTAGCCAAGCCTCTCATATGATAATAGAAGTCTTCTAATGTTCCATCAAAGTTCAACATAAGATTATATAGTTCATCTTTTGTTAAACGAAATGTAGAACTGAATATTTTGTACATGTTTTCTAAACGTTCATTATCGTCTTTTTCAAAATCAGCCATTAACCGTCTGTGTTTTTCACGGTCAACCATTGTTTTTTCCTTCTGTATAGTACGTGTATCTTTATTTTCGTTGATTTTTTTCTTAGCTTCAACTATGGTTTGTTGAGCCATCCAGTAGTAGTGAGAGATATTATAATCACCATTGTGAATTTTTTCTACTAATGAACTGTGTTTACCAAGTGGTTTATTTGGATTAACATAATTCCTCCACCAAAAAAACTTATTATATTTAAGTGGGGTTAGTTTACTTAATTCTTTATTTAAAACGTTTTGTGATGCTAATTGGTAATGACTTAAAATATTATTATGTTCACTCATATTGTAAATATAAGATGGCTCCTTGAGGGAGCCAAACTTACTTTATAATATTTTTAAGTAGTTAATCTTGGTTATTTAACGATTTTAACATACTATCTGATATTTCGCCTGGGTCATTGCCTATTTCAAAGGATATTAATTCACGACCTCCATCTTTTAAAACTTCAAAATAACCAGAAGCATCATCCATTGTATATCTTTCATTGGATTTTAATAATTCTTTTAATTTATTAATATCTAAATCAACAACGTAGTGTTTTGCCATTTTTGAAGCAAAATTTTCATCATCTTCAATATAATAAGGTTTTTTTACTGTTAAAAATGTTCCAAATAAATTTTTTAACTTTTCCATTTCGTATCCTGGAGTCCATACTATTAAATCAGATGTGTTTCCTTCGTTTATTATTTTACTAATTTCTTCTTTGATTAGTTTTCTTAATTCTTTTACGTTCATTGTTTGTTTGTTTGTTATAAATATAAATATAAGATGGCTCCTTGTGGGAGCCAAACTTACTTTATTTTAAAAGAGCGTAATATTCTTTAAAGTGTTTTAGTCTATCTGCTAATCCAATAGTTCCTCCATTAACACGTTTTGTTACTGCTGTAACAGTAGCATCGTCGGCTCCTTTATCACAAATGGCCCACAATCCGTTTTTGTTAAAGAAGAATGCAGCTGATGCTAAAGGATATTTAGTAGCTACTAGATCTGGATTTGCTAAGATATCGTCTTCTACAGTTGCATCAAATGCTTTGTAATTGTCTTTACCAGTTAACTGGATATATCCACGACCTCTATGTTTCCAACCATCACCTGATGCTTCATTTCCATTACCCATTCTTGATGAGTATACTTTGTTTGCAATTTTTTCAGGGTTACGAGCACTGCCAGCAGCTGTTGCAGCATTAAAATACTTTCCAAATATTTTAACTAATCCATCTGCAGAATAGTTTAAATTTTCAGATACAGCTTTAAATCCAGCTGATTCATGACCACATTGTGCCAAGAAATGAGCTAAACGTAAAGGTGTTGTAATGTTAAATTTAGCGGCTGTGTCAGGGATTTGAGCAATAACTGCATCTGGGATGTGGCCTTTTAGATTAGCTAATTTAAAGCTTGATGCTGGTATTGGAGTTGCAGTTGCTGCTGGAGTAGCCGATCCAAACATTTTAGACCAAGTACCGTCACCAACAATACCATCAGCTGTTAAGCCATTTGCCGCTTGCCATTCTTTTACTTTTGCTTCTGTACCGGCACCGAAAATACCATCAGCACCTAAACCTAATTTTTCTTGGAGTTGTTTTACATCTGCTCCAGAAGATCCATTTTTTAATAACATGGGTTTTTTGTTTTAGTTTATTATTTATTTGATTTAAAAATCTTTGTTAATTCCAATATTAAAACTCTCAGCCTTATCATATCCTAACCCACTTTGTCGACAGTAATTTAGCACCAATGAAACTGATTTATCTTTACTTATATAAATATTGCTGTTAAAGTCATATTCTAATAAAATATCTTTAGGTTTGTAAAAATAATTTACTCCTCCACTAAAGGAAAAGCTATAATAATCATTACTAAAAACAGGAAATGATATTTTTAATCCATTAAACTCAGTTCCTTTTAAAAAAGACCAATATCCAAAGTTAACACCTACTGCTATGCCTGATTTTAAATATCGACCATACTCAACACTAGCACCCATTGTGTTTCTCCAATCAGCGATTGGTGAATTAAAGAATACTCCTGTACCAGCACATATATAATTCTTTTGACTATACGCTACTGAACTTATCAGCAACATTAATATTAATAGTATTTTTCTCATTTTTTCTTTGTAACTGGTTTTTTGGTTGGGGTTTTAGCTGTTGATTTTTTCTTTGTGGCTGACATTTTAGTTGGTGTTTTAACTGGTTGTTTTTCTTTTCTGTTTCTAATAGCCTCGTATATTATGGATCCTATTAACATTATAGCTAATGCTAATGAACCAATCATAAAATTATCGAATATTGCTATTAGATTTAACATTTTAATTGTTTCTTCTTGTCCAACCCTGGTTTGTAAATCAGTTAACCAGTTAACTTTATCTGTTATTGATGGTATGTCTTCTTTAATTTTACTTTGTTCTAACAATTTTTGAGCACTGGCTTTATCAGTTTGAGCTAAATCAAATATTGCATCTAATTTATTATCTACATCAATCATTTGCTTGTCTGCTAAATGAGCAACTGAATCTTCTTCTGGTACTAGGTAAGTATTAAGATATGCTTTCCATTCTTTATCAGTTTGTTCTCTAGAATCCATTATTTCACGTTTGTGAGCTAATAATGTATCTACACTAATAATGTTGGTTGAAAACGCATCATCAATGTAAGTTCCATAATAATCAAACCTATGTGATAAAAGTGGACCTGGTTTTAATCTGTCTTCTAAAATTGTGGTTGCGGATGCGTGGATTTTACCATCAACATATTTTCCAAATGATGCTACAGCTATAATAATTGCTGTGAGTATAATCATGATTGTAGAACTTTTCATATTATTATTTTTTAGTTCGTGGTTTAGGTTTAGTAGTTACTTTTTTTTTAGATGGAGGTTCACCACCTGTTTTTATATTTTTTAAAAACTCTGTTGGGTTATTAGCAAAGTTGGTTGATATTTTAATTATGCCTGTTAGTAATTCTGGTGAATTTAGCCCTACTAGACCATAAGCAATTGCCTTATACATTGATGCAACTTCGAATTGCTCTAGTATAAACCAAGCAATTAGCGAAGCGATCATTGCCGCTATTATATTACTAATAATTTGCTTTGGGGTTTTATCTTCAGGATTTTTACTAGTAGCTAATCTAGCTACCATTCCTGCTGCTCCAATAAGTAATACTATCCATCCTCCGCTTAAAAAAAGTGGGATAAATTTACCTAAATCATTCATTGTTAGTTAATTTAAAGTTTTTATTAACTTACTCTGCAGGTGTATTGTTTGATTTTTTAGTAAACTTGTCTAAAGTATCTGCTCCCATACCAATGGCAGTGATAACTAAAACAGCATTAACTAATGATTCTGCTGGTTGAAAAGATTCATGTGAATAACTGTTTAATGTCATAGTTACACATAAAAATAATGTTCCAATAAATGCTACTACGGGTTTAACTGAGGTTGATCCTCTTTCGTCTTTGAATAAATCAATTATCCATTGTTTAAAGTTCATATTGTTTTTGTTTTATATTGTTATATATAAACCATTTTAAACAACCTATTTATGATACATATGGATGAGATACAAAAAAATTAAATTTTTTACTAAAATTTATTTAAACACACTTATTATTTGACTTGAATGGTGAGTTTTTTCACCTAAGCTATCTATGATTTTTATTCCTAAAGAGTCACATATTTCTTTTTCAAGGATATGGTCAGCAAACCTATCACCCCCTTTAGTAAAAATAATCTCAGCTTCACTATCTATGTTTCTTATAGCTAAAACTAAATTGTTAAGTGTTTTACAAACACTTTCATCATTATCTGTTGAAATGAAAACATGATCAACATATCTTATTGATCCTACTACTTCTTTTCTATATTGTTCATCTTGAAAAGAAGGTACACCTCGTTTTAATTCGGCTTGTTTGTCGTTATTTACAATAACCCATAATTCATCACATAGTTCTTTAGATAATCTAAGACATTCAATATGTCCTGGATGGATTGGGTTAGCGTACATTGATGTTATAGCGTATTTCATAATTTTATTTTAAATCTTTATATATTTGAATACCAAAATCCCAAGCTAAAAAATTAATGCTTATAACCCAAAGATCTGTAGAAACACCTGTCTCAATAAAATGACCTAATGGGTTATGTGTGAAGTATGGACATGGTAGTAGTGCTATTTGTTTAAATCCTTTAGTCCATGTTTTAGTGCAATATCCTTTAATTTTTAATTTTTTCATATTCCTATTACCAGTTGCCATTTGAGCCAACCAATTATTAATTCGTAGTCACCATTCAATATTTTATTATGAGTTATCTTAATATATGGTGTAATGTATATCTGAGAGTATACTGTATCTAAGTTTATTTTCATATTTTATTTTATAAAATGTCCTACTGAGTATATATTTTTTCTTATCATTGATGTTAATTGATCTATTACTACTCCTCTTTTTCTATTAGCAGCATGCATTATTGCATTGTTGCCTAAATAAACAGCAACATGCCATCCTGATGGACTTGATCGGCTCATAAAGAAAAGTAAATCTCCAACATTCATCTCATCTTTACTTATTTTTGTAGATGATTTATATTGGGATTGAGCAGTTCTTGGAATTAAAATATCAAAAACATCTTTATATAGTGTTTGTATAAAACCAGAACAATCAATTCCTTTTAAAGATAAACCACCATAAACATAAGGTTTACCTTTCCATTTATTAACAAATGTATCTAATCTTGAAGTAATATCATTTGATATACCAGATATATAATTTGGTATTATTGTCTTTTCGGTAGTTGAGTCTATTTGTTTTTGACTAAAACCTAATAAACTAAACAAAATTAATGGTATTGTAATAAGTTTTTTCATATGTTATAAATATATGGAGGTTTATTTAAAAATCCAAACTATTTAGTTTTTAATATTACATATCTATATGTAACGAGTAACTTTCAAGTATTTCTCTAATTACTTCTCTATATTTTTCAGCTACTTCAAGTTCAATATCTGAAGCTTCTTTATTAGTAGCTAAAATTGACATGCCACGTTTTGTAGTATTTCTAAGTTTTTGATCTAAATCCCACATTGAACTTTTCCATTTCATTCCATCTAATGCTGTTCTAGCATCTTGAGCCTCTTCTACACCGTCAAATTCTAAAATTATTTTTGCCATATTTTTGTTTTTGTAAATATACGATCTTTATTTTAGGTAGCCAAATTTATTTTAATCCCACCATCCTCTTAATCCAGTTCCATTAAACCATTTATCATATGCTTTTTCATCTGTTTCTGGAAGTGATTTTATTTCAGCTGAATCTTGTCCTTTTAGTATATTCCATAACTCAGACCACATAGATTCTTCAATTTCACGAGCTCGAGCAAATACTTTAGTATTGTGGTCTTTTTCTTCTGGAGTGTCGTTATCTACTAATTGATAGCAACCTGGATGGTCTGGAGCATCTTCAAATTCAAAATCATTATGTATAATTTCACCTAATTCTTTTTCAGCTAATTCAACAAAGTTTTCTTCAATAAAGTGTTCCATTAGCTTTGCTGCTCTCCACATTTTCATTACTTTTTTAGATTTAGAAGATTCTACTTCACTTCCACGTTCATCTATTTTTGCAGCCATATCCATTAATGCTGTTTTCATAAATGGAAGTACAGCATGTTGTCCTGAATACCAACGATAATTGTACAAGTCCTTTCTAAACAACCATAAGTTCTTTAAAAATCTAGGAATATCATATCTTATAGTGTCCCAATATTGTTCTCCAATATATATCGCTCGTTTAAGCTTATCAATGGGTGTATTTTTTCTTTCTATTTTCATATTATTTTGTTTTTAAATTACCATATTTCAGTCATACAAAAGTTTTCACCAACTACACCATCCATCCAAGTGTTAAGATATACATAGAACTTTTTAGTATTTCCTGAACAATCATTTTTAATACTTAATGTAAAATTATTTCCGTTTTCTATGGCATCATCTGTTATAATACCACATTTACAATTTTTAGTAGCATCTTTACTACAAGATGCAAATGCTGTTATAGTCAGCAAGACTATCATTAATTTTTTCATATTTTGTGTTTTATTAATATTCATAATTGTTTGTAATATCTACTTCATATCCTAAATGTTCTAAAACTTGTTGTAATATAGTTTGTGTATCTTGGTTATGACAGTCTAAATCTAAACCGTTAATATTTGTTACGTTTCCAAAATTAGTACAACAACCATCACCACATTCATAGCTGTATTCTGTTGAAGCTACAGGTAATTATTCTAAAAAAGATTGTGCTTGTGATAATTGTTTTTATGGTAGAAGTAATTTAACAGAACAACTTATTTTTTTACAACAGCAAAATATTAAAGAAAAATTAACTATAAACTTAACAGAATACAGCTATGAATGTGGTGATGGTTGTTGTACTAATTTTGGAAACGTAACAAATATTAACGGTTTA